ACCCGATGAGGTTGAGTTTATTATTAAAAAGTTAGGTAACTCTATGCCAAATCATACTAGCTATGATTATGACAAAGGTCCTACTGATGCACAAGTATTAAAAGCATTAAAAAAATACCATAGAGATTTCTTCAGACATTCTACGACTAATCAAAAGAAAGAGATTGTAAAAGGTATTCAAAAGTATTTAACCGAGTCTACCGATGAAGCACTTTCGGATTACGAAAAGAAAGGTGCTAAGTACGATAAAATCTATAAAGGATACAAGTACAAGAAAAAATCTAAGAAGAACGAGGGTGGTGATGATTCGGAAATGGCAGTATCACAATTAAATCGTTCACTTGATTATGCAAGAATGTTGATTGATAAACTCAGAGGCAAAGGTGACTTAGATGCTTGGGTTCAATCATACATTACAAAAGCAGAAGATTATCTAAATACTACATTTGATTACTACAAAGGTAAAGAGGGTGAAATCCAAGAATACGATGTTGAAACTATTGAAGAGACTCAAGACTTCATAAACTTTATGAAAGAATACAAAAGTGATATCAACGAAGCAGAGTACCAAGGTAGAGATGTAAAACTTGGTAAGCCAATGCAAGGTGATGTTAAGAAGTTTAAGGTTTATGTAAAGAACGATAAAGGTAATGTTGTTAAGGTAAACTTTGGTGCTAAAGGTATGAACATCAAGAAGAACAATCCCGAAAGAAGAAAGTCGTTTAGAGCAAGACACAATTGTGATAATCCAGGTCCAAGATGGAAAGCAAGATATTGGTCTTGCAGAAAGTGGTAATAATTAACTCCGAGTTACATACTTATATAAACAAGTAAGTTTAACAAAAGAGAAAATTATGACAAAACTTAAAAATTGGTTCATCAGTCTATGGAATAGATTATTGAACAAAACCACTATCGATGAAAGAATCGAAGAAACTGTAGAAGATGTAAAAGAAGCAATCAACGACATCAAAGAAACCATTGGGGAAATTAAAGATGAAGTTGAAGATGTGATTGAAGAAGCACAAGATGTTGTTTCGGTTATCAAGGGAAAAGTTACTAAGAGTAAACTTCGTTCGATGACAAAAGCACAATTGTTTGATGCTGCATCAAAAGACCACAATGTAGAGTTAGACTCTAAATTGAACAAAACAAATCTTATCAATAAGGTTTACGAACTTTACAACAAGTAATTTGTGAAAAACTTTTTCGGAAATATTCAGAACCTACTAATAGTCGTATTGGTAGTATTAATACTCTTGATGCGAGCTTGTCAAGGTGGGTCTGATATTTCTGAACCTCAAGTAATTACTAAAGTGGTTACGAAGTGGGATACTCTAAAAGTCGAAAAGACTCAGTATATCCCAAAGGTTGTAGAAAAGGTAGTGGTGGATGTTGATACATTCTCAACTCCAATTGATACTGCAAGTATACTTAAAGATTATTACTCAAAGTATATTTACACCGACACGATTCAGTTGGACACCTTGGGTTCTATAATAGTTACTGATACTATTACACAAAACCTAATTTCTTATAGAGATGTTCAACCCAAAATATTCATTCCAACAACTACAATTACTAATACTATTTACCTCAACAAACGAGAGTTTTACGGCGGTATTTCGGTAGGTGCAGCCAATCAAGCGGTACAAAATATTAACGGAGAATTATTATACGTTAATAAAAAACGAAATGCGTATGGTGTTGGTGTGGGTTTAAATCCACAATGGCAACCTATCTATACACTCCGTATGTATTGGAAAATTGGTAAGTAAATGGGTGCTGATTTAAAAACACTTATTAGAGAAGAATGGGTCAAATGTGCTAAAAACCCTGTATACTTTTTTAAAAAGTATTGTTACATCCAACACCCTCACCGAGGTAAGATTTTATTTAATCTATATCCATTCCAAGAGGACTTGATGCAGAATGTAAACGATAATCGTTTCAATGTAATTCTAAAATCAAGGCAGTTGGGTATCTCAACTCTATCAGCAGGGTACTCACTTTGGTTGATGTTGTTCCACGAAGATAAGAACATTCTTGTAATTGCAACCAAGCAAGAGGTTGCTAAGAACCTTGTAACAAAGGTTCGATTTATGCACGACAACTTACCATCGTGGTTAAAAGGTCAAACTGAGGAAGATAACAAACTATCTCTACGATTAAAGAATGGGTCACAAATCAAAGCAACTTCAGCAGCAGGTGACGCAGGTCGTTCTGAAGCATTGTCGATGCTGATTATTGATGAGGCTGCATTCATTAGTAATGTAGAAGAGATTTGGACTTCGGCACAATCTACACTTTCTACTGGTGGGGGTGCAATCGTATTATCTACTCCAAATGGTGTGGGTAATTGGTTTCATAAGATTTGGCAACAAGGTCAACAAGGTGAGCAATGGTATCCAACTGAACTCCATTGGACAGTTCACCCAGAAAGAGACCAAAAGTGGAGAGATGAGCAAAGTAAATTATTAGGTGAAAAGGGTGCTGCTCAAGAGTGTGATTGTGATTTTATTTCATCTGGTCATACGGTAGTTGAGGGTGCTACATTACAATGGTATGAGGAAACATATGTCAAAGACCCGTTGGAAAAACGAGGTTTCGATGGTAACTATTGGTTATGGGATTATCCAAATTATTCTCGTGATTATGTTGTCGTAGCCGATGTCGCCAGAGGTGACTCATCGGATTATTCAGCATTCCACGTTTTCGATGTAGAGACTGTTGAACAAGTTGCAGAATACAAAGGTAAGTTAGACACCAAACAATATGGTGCTATGTTAGCATCAGTTGCTACGGATTGGAACAATGCGATGTTAGTGATTGAAAATGCAAACATTGGTTGGGCAGTAATCCAAGAGGTAATTGATAGAAACTACAACAACCTATACTACTCTTATAGGGACTTAGGTTATGTGGATGAAGACATTCATCTTAGAAAAGGATTTGACTTGAAACGAAAAGAGGATATGGTTCCTGGATTTACAATGTCTTCAAGAACCAGACCTTTGGTGATTTCTAAACTTGATATGTATATGAGAGAACGAACTCCTATAATCCATTCTAAGAGACTTATAGATGAATTGTTTGTATTTATATGGAATGGTAGTAGAGCGGAAGCACAACGAGGTTATAACGATGATTTGGTGATGTCGTTCTCAACTGGATTATGGGTTCGTGATACGGCATTGAAATTAAGACAACAAGGTATCGATTTAACTAAAACCACATTGGGGTATATGGGTAAGTCAAGTACTGGTGTATATTCACAAAGAACAATGGGTCAAGACCCTTGGAAACAAAAAGACCAATACGGAAACGACAATGATTTAACTTGGCTATTATAAATTTGGTAGTTAAGTTTATTTTTTGTATATTTATAGTTTATAAGAGTATACACTTTTAGTTAGAGACAATATTATGGCAGATAAATCACTATTTAGTAGGTTAGGTAGATTGTTCAACACTCAAGTTGTTGTTCGTAGAATTGGTAAGGGTAGAACCCAAGCAATCGATACTCAGAGATTACAATCTCAAGGTAACCTTCGTGGTTCATCATATTACGATAGATTCGGTAGACTACATACCACTCGTAGAAATTGGGAAACATACAACAACCAATTCAATTATCATTCAAACAAATTAGAACTATATACTGATTATGAGGCAATGGATAAAGATTCTATTATCTCTTCAGTTCTTGATATCTACTCAGATGAATGTACACTTAAAAATGATATGGGTGATGTTCTTCGTATCAAAACTCAAGATGAGAATATGAAGAAAATTCTTCATAACTTATTTTATGATGTTCTAAATATTGAGTTCAATCTTTGGGCTTGGGTTCGTGGTATGAACAAGTATGGTGATTACTTCCTACATCTTGATATCGAAGAAGGTGTGGGTATTGTAAACGTATCACCAATGTCAGCATATGAAGTTGAGAGAGAAGAGGGGTTTAACCCCGACAATCCATATGAAGTAAGATTTAAGTTAGGTTCTATGGGAGCTGCTCACGGAGCAAGTGTTAATAAGAATGCCGAGTTCTTTGAGTTCTATCAAATTGCACACTTCCGTTTGATGGCAGATACAAACTTCCTACCTTATGGTCGTTCTCTATTAGAAGGTGCAAGAAAGACTTGGAAACAATTGACTCTTATGGAAGATGCTATGATGATTCATAGAATTATGAGAGCACCCGAGAGAAGAATCTTCAAGATTGATGTGGGTAACATTCCGCCAAGTGAAGTTGATAACCATATGAGAGGTATCATCGACCAAATGAAGAAGATTCCTTACCTTGACCAAAACACTGGTGATTACAACCTCAAGTTCAACTTGATGAATATGTTGGATGACTACTACCTACCAGTTCGTGGTGGACAAAGTGGTACTGAGATTGATTCACTAAGTGGTATGGAATTCGGTGGTATCGATGATATCGAATACTTGAGAAATAGAATGATGGCAGCACTTAAAGTGCCAAAAGCATTTGTTGGGTACGATGAAGCAGTAGAAGGTAAGGCAACTCTCGCACAAGAAGATATTAGATTCGCACGTTCAGTCGAGAGAATCCAAAAGATTGTTCTTTCAGAATTGACTAAGATTGCAATCGTACACTTATACTCACAAGGTTACGAAAATGAAGACCTCGTAAACTTTGAATTGGAATTGACTAACCCATCTATCATCTATGAGCAGGAGAAAGCAAACTTGTGGTCTGAGAAAGTATCTTTGGTTAGAGATATGAAAGACCTCAAGATGGTATCTCAAGAATGGATGTATAAGAACATTATGAATATGTCCGATGATGAGTGGAAGTTAGAACAAGCAAAAGTTATTAATGACTTGAAACTTGGGTTTAGACACGAGCAAATCGAAAACGAAGGTAATGACCCAGTTAAGACTGGTCAGTCATTCGGTACAGCACACGATATCGCTGCAATGCAACAAGAAGATGGTGGTGATGTATCAAAGTCTAAGTTCGGTGATGAAGGTGGTTCTCCTGAAGGTGGATTCCCAGGTGCAGGTAGACCACCCGAAGGTGGTAATTACAAGACCGATGATAATCCATTTGGTAGAGACCCACTTGGTCAGAAAACTGATATCAAACCCGCAGCAACATATCATAAATACAAAAACTCACCACTTGCTTACGAGCAAGCGGAAGCTCTGAAAACATCTTTAAAATCGGTGAAAAGAAAATCACCAAAGATTTTGAAAGAATCATTATCGGAAGAAGTAAAGAAAGAATCGGGACTATTAGATGAGAGAAATCTCCTCGAAGACACGATTTGATGAGTTTTTACATATTTATTAAGTGGAATAGTAATATATAAGGTTTACAATGGCCAAACTAAAACATAGTAAGTTCAAAAACACAGGTATCTTATTTGAGTTACTTGTAAAACAAATCGCATCTGATACACTTGCGAACAAGGACTCGCTTGCTCTAGAAATTATTAAAAAACATTTCAAAAAGGGTACTGAGTTAAACAAAGAACTTAAATTATACCAATCATTGACAAAGGAAAACTTTGACAATCAGTATCAAGCACAAGAGTTTATTGACATCGTACTTAAAGAAAGAGTTAAACTAAACGAGGGTATTCTTCGTAGACAAAAGTATAACTTGATTAAGTCAATCAAAGAATCTTTTGTGCTGGAAGACTTTTTTAAGTATCGTGTAAATAACTATCGTGAGATTGCATCGGTATATAAACTATTCGAACATACTTCATCAACATCTCCAAAAGAATATGTGAATTGTAAGACTACTATTCTTGAAGCAATCACAAAAGAGAATGTTGAAATCGTAACTGAATCTACAAATAAAGATTACAACAACCAACCAAAAGAGGTTCGTATGTTGGCATACAAATTCTTGGTAGACTCATTCAACTCAAAATACACAAACTTATCAGAGTCTCAGAAGAAGGTTCTTCGTTCATACATTAGTAATGTTGACAACTCGGCAAAGTTAAGGTCGGTAGTAATCAATGAGACTAAGAGACTCAAAAAAGAATTTTCTAAAGTAGAGGTATCTGACAAGGTAGCAAAAATCAAATTGACTGAAACTGTAAACCTTATTGATAATATTGCTAATTCCAAAGTAATCAACGAAAATCAGATTCTATCAATCCTAAGATACCACGAACTATTACAAGAGTTAAGGAGATTATCTAATGTCTAAATTTTTGTTAGAACAACTTGAAGAAAGATTTGAGGAAATGGAATCGAAAGAAACTCTTGAACAAGAGGAAGAAATCGATGAGGCAAATGTAACTGGTAATATGGATGGGGGTGCAGGTCCACCTAAAACTCCTCATGCATTCGCAAAGAGTGAAGATGAGGATGATTTAGATACTGACCACATTGAAGTATTGGGTTACAAGAAAGCAAAGAAATCTAAAGTAAACACGGAGTCAAAAGCAATGAAGGAATTGGAAGACAAACTCGAACAACTAATCGAAGCAACTTACAAAGACTACAAGAACGATGACTCAATGAAAGCACATCAAAAAGTAAATAAGTCTATCAAAGAGATTAATCGTATGATGTGGGAAGTTGAGAAGATTGTAAACCAAAACACTAAACTAAAAAGTGAAATGGGTGTATCTAATCAGCAATATTGGAAATCAACACAAACTCGTTTTGGAAAGATTTCTGAAAGAATGTTAAAAGTTGCTCGTAAACTAAAAGAGTTGAGTGCATAATATGTCGTGTGGGTGTAACAAAAATAAATTAAATGAAGAACTTGATGTTCAAGACCTCGAAGATATCAGATTGATGATTCGTAGGGAATTGGCACGAGTTTTCTTTGATTTATATCGTAAGAAAAAAGTGTGGGAAAGATAATGAAACAACTACTCATAGATACAATGATATTCGATGTAACACCTACAATGTTACAAGAAGCAAAGGAACAAACTGGTCGTTTCTTGGTTAGTGGTGTATTGCAGAGAGCAAATGCTAAGAACCAAAATGGTCGTGTATACCCACGAGAAATCTTGGAAAGAGAAGTGAAGAAATACTTGGGTCGTGAAATCAAAGAAAACCGTGCTTATGGTGAACTCGACCACCCAGAGTCTTCAGTTGTTGAATTAAAAAATACATCACATATTATTAGAGACATCTCTTGGAAAGGTGATGATGTGGTAGGTACTGTTGAAATCCTCAACACACCTGCTGGAAACATACTTAAAGAACTTGTAAAAGCAGGTTGCACTGTTGGTATCTCATCAAGAGGTATGGGTTCGGTAAAACAAATTGGTGAAGATACGGTTGCAGTAGAACAAGACTTTGATTTGATTTGTTTTATAAATACGAAAAGGCCACTAACCTTATGAGAGACATTATGTGTGAAGTTGGTGGTTATTGCGAATGTGATTTCGGAGTATAAAATGAAGAAACTAAAAGATATCCTAAATGAGTCTCAACATCTTTCTTACAAGAGAATGAATGTTGGTGAAGAAAAAGAAGAAAAGGGAATGACTAACGAGGAAAAAAGAGAATTCCTTAAAGCTGTTTCTGAATACAAGAAATTTGGTGAAGCAATTTATCGTTCGGGTAACTTGGCAGAGGTATACGAGTCAGTTAAAAGCATCGTAGAGACTGCACACAAAGTAACTCTTGAAGAAACTGGTGATTGGTTTGACAAAGTGACTGTAAATAGACATATGAAGTCTATGAACGAGTCATTCAAAGTATTCGAGAAAACCATTCACGAAGTAAACACTCTACAACAAAGACTTGAGTCTTGTTACGATGAAATGGGTGAAGTTCTTGGTAAATACTACGAAATCAAAGAAGGTAACGAGTTTGGTGCTGCAAGAGCAAAGGCAATCGCAAATGGTGATAGTGAATTTGAAGTAGATGGTAAGAAATTCCCAGTCAAAGATGTTGATAAGGATGACAAAGAAAATGCTAAGAAGTTTGCTAAAGAATCAGTAAATGAAGAGTATGTTAAGAGTATGGGTTACAAGGCAGTGACTGATAAAATCGATAGTCTAACAAAATCATTAGACCCAAATGGTATCCTATGTAAAAATATCTCTAAAAAAGCTGATAATGTAAAATCAGAGTTTAAGCAGATGAAAAAACATATTGACTCGATAGAGCAACTTTGGGGTGAGGTTGATTATGTAATCGAAATGTCAAAAATGTCAAATGAATCAGTAAACGAATCAAAGTATACAGTAATCAACCCAAAGAATGGTAATGTGATGGGTGCTGGTTTGAAAGACCAAGCAGCAAAACTATCTAAGAAAAT